TCCACGGAACAACCAACCGTCACCTTCGTTTGTATTGCCCATCTTGTACTTACGATACTTGTCGAAGTAAACACGGTTTGCAATCTTTTCTGGGTTACGTGCATATTCTGCTGCACTAGCTTTTGGTGCATCACCAAAGTAACGTCCAAATACAGCAAGTAGTGATTTTTCACTGTAGTTTAAGTTTTCTTCTAAACTACGGAAGTTATTTGATTCATGAGCACATTGGCTAATAAAGTGCGCCATGCGTCTTTCTGTGTCAATACCGTATTTAGGTAGCACATCTACAAGTGCCGCATGCCATCCGTCTACATTTTTATTACCTGGAATAAGTTTTTCCAGATGCCCTTTTTCTAATTTAAACATTAATCTGCCCTTTGTAATAACATGGCTTTGTCGCCATTTGTGAACAAGAAGTTATCGCCCATTTTGCTAATATTGTAGTCGCCTAACACTTTGCTTAACCAAAATGTTTCTGAACTGGCGCCTACATCAATTTGCGTTGGTGCATCGATCCCTTCGATTATATCTTTCGTTCTTCCTTCTTTAATCCATCTTAACTTAACAGTTTTATTAAATGGTTTATAGATAGTAATTAAGTCGTCTTGTAATTCTAAGTTATCCATTAAGGTTTTACTAAAGAAAGATTTAACTTCGTTGACTCTAAACTTTGCCATCTTTGCTTCGTACATTTGCCCATCAGCTGGAATTACTTCTTTTAAATTTTCAGTAGTTACATCTCTAGTAGTATCGTCTTTGTAGTACTGAAACTTCCACTCGTTAATATTAGTTAGTTTTGAAATACCGTAAATTAATTCTTTAACTTGTTCTGCTATTTGTTTACTTCTTTCAATCTCAACAAATACTGAATATTCGCCTTCTTCGTTTTCACCTGAACTAACATCTGCGTCTAGAACAAAAGAAAATCCTTTTTCAATAAACTCCATTAAATCTTTTGCAGGATATCTATCTTTAGCTTGAAACGTAACAACACATACGTCTCGGTCTTCACCCATTTTAGATCTAAACTTATCTACTTCAAAAATTGGATAGATTAGATCTTCTAAATCACCTTTGCGTAATCCTTCTTCTAATACTTTATACATCTGCTGGGACCTCTGATGTTTCTGCTGCTTGAGCTTGTTCGTCTGCAGGTTCAAGGTTCATGTTAACAGCATTATTAGACAATATGTCTTGTACTTTGTTCTTGTCAAGGTTTTTATATCCACGGTCGATATTTTTCATTAAACGTTTTGGCATAGTAATCTTTACCATCCAAATGTCTTCGTAGTCGATCTTACCTTTTCTAGTTCCAGGACGGATATCATTTACATCTTTAATTTTTCTAACTTTAGCAACTGCTGATTCTGCAAACTGTACCTTACACCCGTACTCTAAAAGTCTCTTTCCACCCTCAGGTTCAGGCATTTCTTTGTGAGGCCACATAAATGTACACTCAACAAAGTATCTACTTTCTTTTGGACCGGCTACTAATTCACCGTCAAGCCATCCGTCAAACACATATACATCTAATTCGTCGAATACACGCTCAAAGTCTTTGAGTAGGTTTAAACTGTTGTTAGACCCGTAAATTTGTTCAATGTTTGCAATGATATCTTTAGTACTTGCCATATTAGTCTTGTCCCTATTTGTATATATGTATTTATGCTCAAAATTAAACTAAGAGCTTTATAAATGGATAGAACGAGTAAATACTTATATGTTCGAACACGGACCTATGTCATCAATACTGTTGTTACGTCCTTGCTCGAATACCCACAAAGCACGGAGGATATGCTTAATATGAAGTCAAAAAGAAAACAACAATCTCATCAACAAACTTCCCACTCCACATATAATAATGTAATCAACATTAATCAAAAGAAAAAACGTGTAGTAATTACACCTAAAAACAAATCTCAAGAAACATATTTAGAAATGTTAAATGACAATCGCACACACATTGTGTTTGCAATTGGACCAGCAGGCACAGGTAAAACTATGCTGGGTGTACAATGGGCTATTGATCAATGGAAAGATACGAATTTTGAAAAAATTGTTATTACGAGACCGGCAGTTAGTGTTGACGAGCAGCATGGGTTTTTACCAGGTACGCTAGAAGAAAAGATGGCGCCATGGACGAGACCTATATTTGATGTGTTCGGAGACAATTTTAATCAGGCTGAAGTTGAAAGACAGATGCGTGAAAAGGTACTTGAAATTAGTCCTTTAGCATACATGCGTGGCAGAACATTTAAAAACTCTGTGATTATAGCAGATGAAATGCAAAATGCAACGCCTAATCAGATGAAAATGCTTCTCACTAGGTTAGGTGAAGGAAGCAAGATGGTGGTAACCGGTGACTTAGGACAGGCTGATAGGCCTTCGAGTAACGGGTTATTAGAGTTCCTTGGGTTGTATAACAACTTCCAGAACCATCAATATGTTGATATCTGTCAGTTTGATCACAGTGATATCGAAAGACATGAAGCTGTAAGAGAAATTTTACAAATGTACGGCGACGAGTAATTAGATAAGGGGGGTTAAACTCCCCCTTATTCTTCTTGGAATCTATCGCGGAGCGAGTCTAAAAGCTCAATGAGTTCGTCTATAAGATTTTGATCTTGTTGTTGAGATGTGTCTACTTCTACTTCTATTTTAATTTTCATTAGTCTATTTGTATTGCGGGTATAGCCTTAAACAGGTGCGTCTTATCTTCTGCACTCTGAGTATACTTTTCGTATTCATCCATAGGCGGCTTTTGATCTACAATGTTAGGCCAGTTAGCTGTTTCGGAAAAATACTGATTATGCTTATACCATTTGTTTTCTGTATCATCTGTTTGAAAGATTGCATCTTCGGGGCATTCAGGAATACACACGCCGCAATCAATACATTCATCTGGGTTAATTACTAACATGTTTTCACCTTCGTAAAAACAGTCTACTGGGCATACGCTAACACACGTTGTGTGTTTGCACATTATACATTTGTCATCTACTAAATGAGCCACTATAGCCTCGCCAGTTTAATAAGTGTTGCAGCCAAGTTAATTTCTGGATCAGCAACTAATGCGTGATCAACAAGACCTTGTTTAATAATAATAACTGCTGTATCTTGTTTTTCTTCTTCACCAAATATTTCTAAGTTATCATATAACCAACGATAAATCTCTTCCATTTCTTCAGCACGTACTTTACCACACAGTAGTTTTCTAGCTTGAGTAATCTTACCTGCTTTAAATAACTCAACCATTTCAAACTTCCAGTCAGCTTCGCCCTCGTCACCTTTGCTTGGCGCACTAAGTTTAGTTCCGCTTACGTTTTGCTGTACCATGTTAATACATTTACGTAAATCTGGATACGCTACTTTTACATAACTGTCAAGAGTGTCAAGATCAAAGTCAATATTTTCAGTTACAAGAATAGTTGCTACACGAGCAGTAAACTCTGTTTGGTCAATCTTTTCAATATGAAAGCCTTGACAACGACTATGGATAGCAGGAATAATTCTATTAGGATAGTTACACGTTAAAATAAATCTTGATGTACTGTGATACTCTTCCATTACACCACGCAATGCTGCTTGTGCGTTAGGACTCAAGTAATCAGCCTCATCAAGCAATACAACTTTGAACGGACCAAAAGGAATCATTTGTACAAAGTTTGTAATCTTATCTCGAATGTCATCAACTGAATTGTTTCTTGATGCGTTAATTTGTAATACGTCAAACTCTTCAATGCCTAGTTCATTAACTAGTAACTTAGCCATTGTTGTTTTACCAATGCCTGCACTACCGCTAAACAACAAGTGCGGAATACTTACATCGCTAACCCATGCTTGTACTTGTGCTTTCTGATGATTGTCCTTAAACACATAATCATCTATTGTATTAGGACGATACTTTTCTACCCAAAGTTCTTTCATTTGCTTGCCTCGCTTATTCGTTTTCTCAAATTAGATGTGCTAAATGAGTGTTGTCTTTTATTATAATATATTTCTATGCCTTTGTCAACACAAATCTGTTTACCAGAGAAATCTTTTTTCTTATATTCTTCACCAATAAATCTACGATCAATAGTATAAGTTAGCAGTATATCTAGTAAATCTTGCTCGGTTTCGTAAGGGATAATTTCATCAATATACGAACAACCTTTTAGTTGTACATATCTTTCAAACACACTTTGGATAGGTTTGTTCTTTTCAGGACGGTCGATAGTAGGATCCGTTTGTAGTCCTACAATTAAGTAGTTACAATGCTCACTTGCTTCTTTAAGCATAGCAACATGTCCACTATGAAATAAATCAAAACTACTAAACGTAATTCCTACTGTCATATCGTTGTCCTTTTTAGAGATCGCCATCTTTTCTGTTTTCGCTATAATGTACATCAAACTCTCCGCCCGGATAACGAGCTTTTAGTTTGTTTACATTTTCAGCAATTACTTCGTTAGGGTCAATACTAAGAGCCCTGCAGCTATTAATCCAATACCAAATAATATCGCCAAGTTCTCGTTTAGCATGAAATATAGTTTCATCGTCAAGTGGTTTACCTTGGAAGATACATTTTTTAACAATTTCTGCAAATTCGCCTCCTTCACTCGCCATTCCAATCGAGCCTGTTAGTAGTAGTGCCATGTTAACACCACTTTGGGTTTCTAGGCTATCTAGTGTTTTTGATAGTTCAGCAGTATTATTACTTGCTGTACTAGTTACTTCTTTTACAAATTCTTGATAGCGATTTAAGTCTACGTTGTTCAACAGTCTTTCTCCTTATGTTACTCTTTATTATATAGTAGTGTTTAATAGTTGTCAACCCCTAAGCTAAATATTTTTAACAGCAATCGCTGGTTAACAGGAGAACAACCCATGATTAAGAATCTTTCACTAAACTTAGAAGTAGGTCAAGAAATCCTTGTTGGTAAAAACAACAAGCGAGCAATTATTACTAAGATTGAGTTTCACGAGAAGTCAGGGGAGGTCACAATAAACACGACCCAAGGTCCGCGAAAAGCATTAACCTTTAGATTAATGCCTGAAATCGCTTACGCTTATTAATTTGCGCCGAACATGCCCGGATCGAAATTAGCAGTAGATCCGTGGCTATATTCTTCGCCGTAATATGATAGGCTAGGTTCGTAATCTTTGTCGGCTGCGACAAGGATCGATTCTACCTCGACTTTCTGAATTTCAACTTCACCAAGTTCGGGGCAGTCTACTTTCATCTTTCTTGACCAACGACCGTGTGCAATTAAAATCCAATCACCTGGTTCGTATTCGTCTTTGTTCGCAGGACCTTTAGCATAAACTCTTGCCCAACGAGCCTTAACACCATGTGCTTTACCATCATCATTTCCAATGATAATTCCACCTGATGTGGTTGTTTCCCCGAAGTGCATATCGTATACTAATACATTATCGTGGATTGGTTTAACTTTACCTTTAATCATTTCTTATCCTAACTAATTATTTTTTGCGACTAACAATTTCTTCTTTAATAGCCCTTGGATTTTGTTTGTAGTAGTCTGCTAATACTTCTTCTCTTGTACGAACAATTGCACCACCTGCGCCTAATTCGTCACCGCGAGCATTTACTTTTGCATTTCCTACAGCAGGAGTTTCTTCATTTCTAAGATTTAACTTTTCCATGTCAACTTCCTTGCCTCTCATACTTTTTACTAGTGCCATAACTTATTCTCCTATGTTTTGGGTTCTTCTTTAAAAAACTCATTTAATGGTATATTGTATTTAATACTATCTATCTTATGGACCCCTAGTAAGTGGAGTACATAACTAGCTACGCTACTACCTCTACCAACACCCCAAACAATATTGTGTTGTCTTAGTGTGTCTATTATATATACCATTTGTTTAAGTAGTGGAAATAAATTTCTGTTTTCAAATTCTGTTAATTCAATTACTGCTCTTTGATATTGTTCTTCGTTCTGTGTCTTTGATAGTACAAAGTCAATGATATTCATGTCTCTATATTTTTGAGGCACGAACCAATTAGAATGATCGATATCAGTCTTAGGTAATGGGTAATCTAAGAATTCTTGAGAGATTCTGTTCTTGTAAACTGTAAGGTCATCGTTACATATACAGTTTTCTAAGATGTTAGGACCATATTTTACTATGCCCTTAATTAGTTGTTCAGTAGTATTTGTTTTAGTCCACATTAATCAATTGATCCAAATCCTGGTCTTGTTCTTCAAATTTCATATTAATGGCTCTTTGTGAAAGCTCATTTCTATATATTATAACAAATGTTTGGAGTTGTGTCAATAGGTCTTGATTGCCAAAACGTGCGGCTAGGTAATATTTTTTGTTCAATTCAGACAGCTTTTGTTCAACATCAACTGTCTTCATCTCACTAAGATCTTTCTCTAATGGATGGAACATTAGCTATAGATGCCCAAGTATTTCATAAAGATTGTTGTTTGGTCATGTCTCCAAACTTCAATAAACGTAGGATTAGTTGTTGATGATATTACAAGGCTTGCAGGAAAGTTAGCATCTTTCTTAATAACAGTACCACCAGTTGTTGTAAATGTAACAGCTCTATCACCTGCACCTGATGTGCGAAGTTCTAAAGTTATTTTACTTACGCCACCTTGGGTAGCAGTTTCTTCACCGTTTGCAGGATCACCTGCAAGATTAGTAAAGTTTAAGTTTAACGCTGAAGATGCTGCAAGTATAAAGTAAGAACCAGTTTGAAAATCAATTTCAGTAACTGTTCCACCGACTAACGGCACAGTACCAAGATTATTAGTTTTTTCTCTATTGTTTAAAAATACAGATCTAGTAATTTGGTTTAACTGAAAGTCGTTAACATACGCACCACCACCTGGATTTGTTAATCTAGCAGTAGTATCTTCAAGTGCTTGTACTTCTGTTTTAGTAGTTTGCAAACTTGTTTTAATTGTATCAAAATTATCTCTAAATGTCTGAGTGTCGTTATCGGCACCAGCCACTGGAAAATTTTCATTAATGCTTAAATAATTTATATTGCTCACGGTCTTTTCTCTCCACGTTGCGGGAATACAATGTATTTATCCTCAATTTGCCCATCAATTATATCTACGATATAACGATCTGCTTCAAAGTTAATAGTCTTAAAATCAAAGCCATTTGCTTTAATTCTTGCTACTACTTTTTGAGACTTCCCTGGTTTAGTATAACATAACACTAGTGCTTTAGTAAACCCAAGTTCATATGTTGCGGTATCTTGGATACTTCTCATCCAAAGCGGTAAAAATCCTCGATCTCTTTCTCCTAATGTACGTATTCTCTTACGCATGTTATTTACTGAATTAGGAAAAATTCTTTGATGATCTGAGTCGCTAACTAGCGGAACATCACTATCAATAGTAATTGCGTCATAACTTACAATTATTTTACTATTAATGTTATCTTTTAGTTCTACTACCTGCGATATACTCTTACCATTTTTTTCTAAATCATCAACAAGATCCACATATACTACTTCATATAATGTGTTATTAGTCAATGGGTCTTTTGCTATTGCTTGTTTAATATTACCAAACGTAAAACGTTTGTTGTAGTGATTCTGCCCCATAGCAGATACAAACATTTGTGCTGTTTTACTTTCAATCCCAGCAAACAGTAGTGCTTTTAGTTCACTTTGGATACCGTAATTTTGGTCTCCATATCGATATATTTCTTCTGCTTTAAATATTGTAGAATCTGTAATAAAATTAAACCAATTTAATCTTTTCTGCTTAGACTGTAATGCTTTAACATATATGTTTGAAAATACTTTTTGATTGTCAGCAACTACTTTAAGTTTAAATGTTCTTAAACTTTCAGCAAAATTTGCACCGTCTTGTGCTTTAACAGTGAATCTAAATTCTTTGTCAAAACTTGTAGTTGTTTGATCAAATGTTAAACTGAAATCTCTTGACAATGTTGATGAATCTTCGCCTGCACTATCTCGATCAAAGAATCTAGTTAACCCCAACCCTTTATTATCCTGAAATTGTTTTACTTTTCCTTGAACTAACCCTGTAGGTAGAAATTCTAATCCAGGCGGAAGTGATCCACTCTCTAGTGTGTACAGTAATCTTCCACCGTATAACAAACTTTTTGCTTCAACGTATATGTTGCTAGGATCATTAGGTTTAATAGTACCTCTATCACTAGGGGTAATCCATGAAATTGAACTTTCAATTTCACCAATGATGTCTACATTAAATGTTCTTTCAGCTGATGAAACTCCTAGTATCCAATAATTAGTGTCAGTTGGTAATTTATTAAGGTGTGCTTCAATACAAATATAAATTAGTCCATCAACTACAACAGCATCGTTAACGTTATAAGTACGCAAACTGCTCCAGTCGCCAGTGAGCACATAGTTAATTTTTGCAAGACTTACTGGAAAGTTTACAGCTCTCATTGTAAACTTATAATTTTCAGTAACAGCAGCTTGATAAGGAACAACGCCTGATAAGTCACCTGTTACTGTATCTAATGTTAGCCCCGGCGGCAATGTACTTGGAGTGCCATCTGGATTATTAGCAACTAAAAAATATGTAATAGTTCCTGACAGGGTTGGCGGATCGTATACATCTAATGGTAAAGTTAAAAAGTTGTTAGCTCTATACTTGCCTAAGTATGATGGAGTAATCCATAGTGGTTGTCTATCTCTACTAGAGTCTGCTTGAAACAAGTTTGTGTCAACTTGCATCAATGTGTTATCTGCTTGTAAAAATTCTTCAGTTACAACATATATTTTAAATGTTCTATGTACAGCATTTATACCGTCTGTAATTGCAACACTAAATGTATAACTTCTACTTAACTTATCAGGTATTCTACTACCTTCTGAAAAGTCATACCTTGTATTATCATAAAAGTATGTGTCAAATCCTGTTGAAGTATTTTTTGCAATGTCAAGCGGAACAGTATCAAACGAGTGTGTGTCGTATGCTCCTGATTCATTTGAGTTATATGCTACTGCTTGAACTGGCTGTGTAAACCCAGAAATGTTACCGGTTTCGGACAGTAATAATCCAGGAGGTAATAATCCACTATTAGGAACAATATAGTATTTTAAAGTTTCCCCTGCAATTAAATCTTTATCAGTTGCTTCGAGTTGAAAGTTAACTTCTGAATCATCTAGTACAAAGTATGCATCGCCGTTACCAACATTTAAATATCCAGCAGTTGTAATCCATTCTGGAAAGTCAGCACCATCAATAGACATACTAAATGTTCTATCCATACAGCCGTCTGTACCATCATTAGCTCTGATAACAAACTTTGATTGTGTAACTTTTGTAACTTCGCCAGGTGCTCCTTTGATAACACCATCACGTAATATACAACCTATAGGAAGTTTACCTGCAATAATAGTGTATGAAATTGGTTGACCAGAGTCAGTAGACGCTTGAATAGGAATATTTACAGTAACTCTTTCTTCAAAAGTTCCTAAATCTCCTGCAGGCGTAATCCAAGTAATTGCCATTTAGTTGTAACTCCCTATGACAATCCGCCGACATCTAAATTGATTCCCGAAGCGTATGTGAGTGTACCAAAATCAATATTAGAACCTTGTAGCGCCAATTGTATTGCGTTTTCAAAAAGACCTGACCCAACAGGCCCAAAGTCGTATGTTGTTAAGTACTCTGTAACAGGTATAATAGTTTTAAATTTTATAGTACTGCCTACAGAAGTAACTTCAATGTCTTTAACACCGTTTTCTGATAGCGGAGCACTTGTGCCTTCAAAAGTTATTTGTTGATGCACATTAGCATACATGCTACCTGCATCAGTATCAATTCTAGTAAATGCATCTGGTGCTGTGCTTGAAACAACAATTGCTTCTTCACCTTGGTCTAGTTGCATTTTAGTTCCAGCCACTAATTTTCTAAATTCTAAATTAGCCCCAGTTTTTTGTCTAAAAACATTAACACCGTTTGCACCTTGGTTAGTTGCAGTTATTGTTAATTCTGTTTCTAGTGTTGAAAAGTTTGTGTTTACTTTTTGGAACGCAGTGCGTAAATCGTCACCAAGTCCGTCGTTTACAATGTTACCAATGTTAATTAAACTGATTGTCATTTATACGCTCCTATAATCCTGCTATTCTTGATTTAAATGCTGCAAAGTCAGCACTTGCTGCTACTTCAGTTTTTAATGTTGCTAAACTTATGTAGCCTGTAATATCGCCAGTAACGGTTAAGTTACCGTCTACAGTAGTGTTTTGCGCAACTGTAATAGCACTTGAATCTGTTGTAGTCATTACACTACCTGCAAACTCGAACGCACCTAAATTAAGTCCACCGCTATCTAATCCTAGCTCAGTATATAATTCTGTAAAGTTAGTATTAATCTTTTCAAACGCTGAGCGTATTGAGTCACCTGTTCTATCGTTTGCGGATGTTCCAATGTTTACTGTTAGTTTACTCATCTATCTATCCACCCTATACCAAGTTAACCCAAGCACTATCTTCATAGCCTTGAAATTTATTATCAGTGGAATTGTAAATAACCATTCCATTTACCGCAGCTAGTGCATTACGCTGTGTGGTAGTTAAACTGCTAAACTGTACAAAGCCTGTGCTAACTATGTTTCCTGCGTTAATTACTGGAGCAGTTAATTCGTTTTGTACACTAACATCACTGCTAAACACTGTCATTGGTGTAACAGTAATTGCACTACTATCTGCACTGTCAATTAAGTTTGTAAATATGTTTCCAGTGTGTGTTCCAATAACATCGCCGTATATTTTATTTTCGACCGAGTCAATAATCTTAGTAGAGTCATCACCAAATACACTACCTTTTATATCGCCTGTATGATAACCTGTTGAGTTACCTGTTAAGTTACCTACAACATTACCTGTTACATCACCTGTTAATGAAGCAATCACTTTGTTATCAACTGCATCAATCATGAGCGTTGAATCGTCTGCAAATAAACTTCCTGTTACATCGCCTGTAATGCTACCAACAAATTGATTTGAATATACAGTATTAAATGGACTTGAAACTGATCCAATTGTAGTACTAAGCCCTGATGGTAATATTGATGTAAGAACTATATCATTTCCAGAAGTTGCAATAGGAACACTATCAATGTATAACGGTCCTTGCGTATCTACTGGACCAACAATTTTCGACAACACCCCATCAATAAGTAATGCACTGTCATCACCAAATACACTACCGTTAATATCAATTTCTTTGTTAACAGTAAATATTAACTTGTCATTGATAGTATCAGTAGTAATAGTAATTCCATACCCATTTTCAAACGTTAAAATATCAGCAGTATTATCTGCTGCAATGTTTGTTTGTCCATCGACTGCAATTTGTTGGAATGTTGGTACAGCTGGCGCCGAGTTTGAAACAGTTGCAACACCTGTTGCACCATCTGTTGAAACTGTAATACCAAAACCTTGTTGTACTTCTAGTACACCTGTGTTAGTAAACTGTACTGCGCCAGTTGTTGTACTAACTGTAACACCTTCTCCCGGTGTACGTCCTGTTGCTCTAGCTGGAATGTTAGTTGTATTTTGTGCAGATGTAACACCTGTGTTAGTAATAGTTACATTGCCTGTTGCAGAACTAACTGAAATACCTGTACTAGCAATAGATTGTGTTACACCAGCATTAATAAATGTAATGCTGTCTGCATCACTACCTGCAACTAGTTGAACTCCCGTTCCACCGTAAAACGATAGTGTATCGTTAGTGTGATCAGCTTCAACAATGTCGCCATCGTCTAAGTTAATGTATCTAAAATATCTTTTTTCAGGATCAATAATTAAATCGCCTGCAATTGTTGAACCAAAAGGTAAATCAACTTTTCCTGATTCTCCTTTAATACGAGCTGTTCCTAAATATAATCCGTTATCTTCTTGTCCAGCTACTTGTAATGTTTCAGCAATGTGTGCTTGTTTCCATTTGTGTGTAGCATCGCCAAATACATAAGTTGCATCAGTTCCTGGCTTAATTGAAGTTGTTAATGCTTCAAGGTTAAGAGCACTAAACTCTAACAACGGTTGCGCTAATCCACTACCGGTATATGCGCCAAATCCTGTGCCGTCGGTTGGAGTAGATATTCCTGCATCGCTAAACAATCCAAACGCGATATTTGAAGCAACATCAACAAAAAATGTTTGTCCATTAAGTTGAGTCATACCAGCAGCATTTGTAATTGTTACACGCTGCCCGTCAACTAATCCGTGTGCTGCTGAAGTTGTTACTATAACTGGACTTGCTTGAGTAGCAGAAATAATAGACTTTTGCTCTCCCCCTGCAAGTGTTGCACCAATGGTTACAAAGTTTGCATTAACTTCATCTAATGCTTTTCTAAAGCTATCCCAAACTAGTGGAGGATTACCAGGTTGTATGTTTGAATTATACGCCATTATGTTCTCCCTACCGCTACTTCAATGGTTCCAATATGATCGCTATCATATGTTTCTAATGCTTTACCAATGATAGTTCCTGCTCTAACATCACCATCGGCTGCAATTCCTACTCCGTGTATTGCTGCTGTCACTATCAAATCGCCTTTGTTAATTTTACCAACTACTCTAACTGGAATTCTGCCTTGTAATCCAACAAGGTTTTTAAGTCCAGGACATGCAGTATACATAACATATGCAGCTCTATCTGAAACAACGCCTGCTACTCTTGTATCAGCATATCTATTAGATGTAGTAACTTCCTTGTCACCCCCAAATACTAACACTGTACCGACTTCGTATTCCTTGTCACCCTCGTAGTATTCAGCAAGGTCAGCAGCATAAGTTGCTTCAAACCTTGATTCGCTTGGTGTTGTTCCTGTTAATGACCAACGTCCTGTAATTGTACCTGCTGTAGTATTACCACCAGTAGTTAACGCAGTAGTAAGTACTTGTGATGTTTCAATTGGAGCAAGTGAAACACCGCTTTGTGTTCTAAATCTGTGGTAATCGTTATCATAAAAGTTAC